GTAGCGTGAATCTCATCTTGCATATCATTCATGTGGGCGGCCCAAAGAATGTGATACCACCCACGCTTGGTCGTCCAGGTGCGGATTCCCGCCGGATATGTCGCGCTCATTTCACCGTCCTCAAACAGGCGTGATGACGCCGCCGACGGTGATCAGCTCTACGCTCCCCAGAACAGGCAGTTCATGAGGCTCCATGACTGCGTCATCCGCCCCGGATTGCGGAGCATCAGCGCGAGCCATCACCGGAATGGAAACGTTGATGACACCAGGCAGCTGGGACAGCCTGGTGTAGACCGTGGAGAGCGTGATACGCGAGCCGAGCGTGACATCCTCGCTCTTGAAAATATTGGCTAGCTCCGTGCGTACGGTCTCCGCGACCTGCACATCCCGCCAGCCTGGAGCCACGTAAACCCGCAACGGGTCCTGTTCCGTACCGAAGTTCACAGGCACCTGTTGCGGAGCGTTGGCTGATACCATCACGCCAGCAACGGCATGCGCTGCAAGGTGTGCCTGCACCGCCTCTAGAAGAGACTGGTTGGGGATGGTCCGATCAGGTCCGGCGACATAGACCGTGACGCTGGCAGTTCTTGCGCTCACAGCGTTAGCTGCGCTCACACCAGGAACCTGGAGAGCAAGACGTTCAAAGTCCTCCAGGGTTACGCAACGGTTTTGGGCAGCGAATGCTTGGGGAGCGTTGCGCCGGATCTCCGTGTTGGTTTCCGGGTCAGCGCCGCCAATGGCAGCCGTAGATAGCGGCTGGTTGGATGAGTCCACGGCTACGGCCACGCCGGACTGCTGCGAGGGAAGCGCAATGTGGCGGATTTTCCCTGCCGGGAGATTACCGTTCTTGCCTACACCCACGCGGTACGACAGGTAGATCTCGGCACCAAGTTCAGGGATAGCTCCGTTCGCTCCAGTGCCGAAACGCACCACCGTGGTCCCGTCAGCGCGTAGCCGCACCTCGAACACTTGTTCGCCCGGGGCGGCCTGTACGAGCCTGTTCACCCGTGTCCACTCGACATTCGCGTGAGGACCCTGCACCCACACTCGGACGCTGCCCTCAATCACTCCCTGGTGCGGAAGCAGCAGCTGGAAGCCCGGCTGACCGGATCCGTGGCCAGCAAGGTACGGCTGTACGGTCTGTCCCTGCGTCACAGGGACATCTGCCGTGCCGCCGTCGCCAGGCACGATCACATCCTCGTCGGCTTCAAAAACCACAGGTCCGTCGATTTCCGGGACATAGTCGCTAATGAATTGCGTCCCGGCCGCGATGGTCACAGGGGGGCCGTTGACGTCCGTCCGAACCGTGACGGTGGCCTTGCTCGGAATAGAACCGTGGGTGATGTACCCAAGCTGCTCGGCCAGGGCGAGGATCTGCTCGCGACTGGTAGCAGTGGCGAGGGTGCTTTCCGACAGAACACGATCAATGTAGTAGTTCGCCAGATCGACGCCAGCGGCGACGATCTCAGCGATCATCATGACGAAGTCGCCCTCACCTCTGGCGGTCCATTCAGGGATCACCTGTTGGGCACGCCGCACCAGTTCGGCAAGGACGGCAGGATAATCCCGGGCAGTGTAATCCAGGCTGACTATGCCCGGGTCATAACCAATGGATTCCAGGGTTTCGTCAGCCACGGATCACCTCGTGCACAATACCGCCAGGGCCGATAGCAGCCATGTGGACGAAACGGCTACCACGGTTGGAATCCGGCGTGTCGGTGCGTTCGTATTCAATGTCAAGAATCGCCTCGCCCTTTTTGGCGTTTGGGCGAGGAATCACTCTGACGATCGTCGCGCCCGGTTCATACCTGGCAGCCTGATTCTTGATTTCTGTGGTGAGATCAGAGGTGACCTGGGCAGGATCAGGTTCGAAGACGAAACGTGCGACGCCAACACCAAGATTCGGCAGCATGATCCGCTCAGTCGGGTTGGTCCCGATGATGGCAATCAGCCGCTGCCGGATTTGCCGATCGACGTCACGATTCGTCGCGATCTGCCCATTCTCAAATCGAAAAGGCAGGTCAACGGCGACCGGAAGATTATCAAACAAGCACGCACCTCCCGGTCAAATCTTAACTTCCAGGTCTATTTCAGTGTATTCGCGGAAGGTGCGTTATTTTGAATCAAACCCCGATTATCCCGATGAAGTACTCAAGGTCGGATATACGGTTCTGCAGCTGCTGGTTGATTTGACGCTGTTCTCTCAGCGCTTGCCAAAGCACACCCACAAGTGATAACAGATTCACCGTGCCATCCTCGTTTTTAACCTCGGCGGGCAGATTCTCCACCAGGGGGCCGATTCCACTGCCACCGGAAGCAGCATACGAGGGTTTATAGGTCCAGGTGTATACCGGCGCGTTCCCAATCTTTTGCAAGGCGTTATAGTTGCTAGGAATCTGGGTTATGTTGTCCTTGTAGTCGGATGACGACGCAGTGACGAATTCTGAGGCGTAGACTTTCACGTATCCGCCATCCCCGCGTTTTGCGTGCACGTCCGAGTCAAGCACGATACCGCCGGACGACGGCCCATTGATCGCCATCTGGTCATATCCGGGGATGATGCGGCCGATCGCCGGATCATTTGGCGGATAGTAGATCGGGTACCTGGTGTCTCCGTTCGGGAAGGCGATCCACACCACGCTTCCCGGCTTCAGCTCACAATGAATGGCAGAACCGGGGCGCGCCCATTCTGAAATAGTGTTCCCAAGGACGTGAGGCACGCGAGCGGTGATCCGGTTCTTTCCTTCCGGATCCTGGCTTGAGACAACAATCCCCTGATACAGCGCGCTCGGGTTCATCAGAGAACCACCTTCTGCTGATTCACGCTAATCCAAAAGTTGCCGGAAAGCATGCACGCATCGTCAATGTTTGGCACTTGCCGATCTCGAAGGCTGTAGGTGCTAGGCGAATTCCTCGTGATGATCAGCTCAGAATCAAACCTCCGAACACCAGTACCGGAAACAAAACGGGACTCAAGATAGTGTTCCGACTGTGTGATCATCCAGATTCCCCGCATTGTTGGGTGGACTGCACGACCGTCGATGTCGACCAGCTGTCCTGGCAGATGGTCGACATTCGAGTAGTGTTCGATCTCCATTTTGGCGTGCAGCCATTCCTCGTGTTCGACGTTGTAAGCGTTCGCACGCTCGTACAGCTCGGCTACGTCTGCAACATTGGCATCCCGAGCCACCCATTCCAAAACCGGCTTCTGAGGAACAGCCTTGGTTTCCAGCAGCTGGTTCGTCTTAATGTCCAGGCCGGAAACAACACGTTGTGCTTGCTTGCCTGCACGAGGCACAAGTGCACCGTAGATCGGCTCGATGTTCTTGACCTCGTCAGCCTCGCGCCCCTTGTTCATGATGGAACGAATAGGCTGTTGCTTCCTAGCCAGCGCAAGAGATGCCGGATCCACGAAGTAAAGCACGCCGTTTTCGACGTGGACACGTCTCTCACATACACGAGCCCGCTGCCTCAGCCACTCCAGATCGGATACACCTGGCTGATACAGGTACTTGTGGACACGCTTAGTCTGATGCACGACGCAAGCAAGCCCGTACTCTTCCGCTATCTTCAGAGCAATACCCGAGTCCGTGATCTCCCGCCAGTCCCGATTCCGTTCGTTTTCCAATGCCATTCCCGTGCCGAGCATGGCGTATTCGACCACTTCATGATTTGCCGGTCCTGTGGGGTCGTCATCATTGATCTGCGCGTAGTGAATATACCCGTACCACGTGCGCAGCTTGTCCGGTTTTGTCCCCCACACGACCTTTACCGGAGTTCCGGATTCCGGCAGTTCTGCCGCATTAGGATCACGAGTAAACGGCCGGGCGACCTTGGCGACAACGAGGGTGTTCATCCCGATTGACCGGGTGATCTTCATGCTGTACGGACCAGGCTCAATCTTTTTGGTGCCGTTGATCCAAACCTCATAGTGAACCTTGGCTTCAGACATACGGCACCCTGATCACATCCGAAGGTCCGAATTTCCCAAACCAGAAATGCTCTGGATTCGCGTCTGCGATGATCGGCCACATAAACGGGTCTCCATAGAAGCTGTCCGCCACAAGCTCTATCCGCTCCCCTTCTTTGAACTTGTGCGGAGTCCAGGCGAACTGCTTGTACGGCACGCGCCGAATGGCTTTCCCACGAACAAGTCGGCCACGATAGACGCCGTACTCTATCGGGACGTCCTCATATCTGCTCCACGCCATTTTCTGCTCCAATCACCGAGGCGGCGTCGGCCGGGGACCAGGAGTAGGAGTAGGGACAAGTCCACCAGATGATGGAGTGTTACTCACTGAGTTGTTCGACGGCCGGTTTCCCGTTGGTTCTGCGGTGACCGGGCCGAAGAACCAGTCATCCGGGGAGTCGAAATCAAAGAAGCTCCCCTCTCCGGGAAGGTTTACGTAATTGCTCGGTTCCCTGGACGATGGAGGCTGCCACAGGGGAACCTCGGACGGGTCAGGAAGCAGCTGAGCTGACACGCGCATGCCAACGCGCATGGGAATCATGTCGCGGGAAAAATGTGTGTACTCAATGGACAACGATGTGATCATCCCATAGAACATCATGCCACCGCGCTGATTTCCGAAGTGGAAGTACATGGCGCGAGGAAGCATGGGACCGGTCTGGAAGTTCCAGTCAGACTGGTATATATCACCGCCACGGTCCTCTACGTTGTCCATCACGCCAACCAGCGCCAGTGCAGCGCGCACATCCCGCCACGCGCCTTCCGGATCACCTTCAAGGACCTCATAGGTCCGGTCGAACAGCAGGGCGAAGTCCAAGCTCTGCTGCAGCTGCGTAAGCGGTTGCGCCCGGCCGTTATCCTTCCGCAACATCAGCGCGATGGTTGGCGCATCCGTCTGCATGCTGTAACCCGTGGAAATCGTGGACGGGTTATAGAGGAAGTACAGGTACCGGAGGGGAGCCTTCGTCTGGTCAGCCGTATAAGCGTTGGGGTCTGACTTGATGTACCCACGCTCAACATATACTTCACGATTTTTTGCACCGATGCTGGTAGACCCCGCCGTTGACGGAATCGCGCCAATGCTTGGGTAACCGATAAGGTTCTGGTGGAACGGAAGATTCCAGTTTCCCGCACCTGGCAGGTTGATATTCTTACTGGGAGACGGGGCCAAAAGTCTTACCCTCCCCTCTCATGATTTTCGCGTACAGATTCTTCTTCTCCAATTCTCGGATAAACTGCCGCGCAAGTGACTGCGCCGCGTTAGCACTGCCACTGGCGTGAAGCGAAATCGCGCCCGGCTGGAAGTTCAGATTGACAGTGATACCAGCACCAGTCGTGGAGGTGAAGGTCGGCTGTGTCCCTCGCGGTCGATCGATATTCTCTTCGAGAAGGACATCACGGATCCGCCGTGCCTGTTGCGCAGGGATGACCATCTCGCCCTTGTGCAGTTGGGCGATCTCATCCTGCTGAATCTCCCACGCGCCTTTCTCATACCAGTTCTTGGCACGCTTGAAAGCCCACGCCTTGGATGGAGTCCCATAGCGCGTTTTGATGTACTCAAGGCCCCAGTCAATTTGGGTGCGCGGATTGATCCGCCAGTCCTTGCCCTTTTCTGCCATTTTCCAGGCAGGAAGCGCTTGCGGAATTCCGTAGGCATCCGAGTACGGATTATCCGCGTATTGATTCCACCCGGATTCTGACTGCCAGAGCAGGTCAAGAGCCCGGAATTCGGCATCACCCCATCCGAACCGAGCCTTAGCGGCGCGACGCGCGTAATCCTTATTTGCAGCGATATTTGGTTTTGGCGCGTTCTTCGGAGCAAAATTCTGCGTCCACTTGCCGCTAGCGCCGTATTTTTCGCCCC